GATTGCAAAAGCAATGCAAGCTGACATCTCAATCGAGATGAACGACATCAAAGCTTATGCTGATGACGGTATCGCCGAAAGCGACAAGTCGTTTAAAAGCGGAACCATCACGCTTGGAGTCGACAATATCAGTGACACAGTGCAAAACCTGTTGCTCGGTCACGCCGTGGCAAGTTCCGAAATTACTGCAAGCGGCGCTGACGTAGTGCCTTATGTCGGTATCGGATTTTATGGCGCCAAGAAAGTGTCAGATGTCACATACTACAGAGCCATATGGCTTCCAAAAGTACAGTTCTCCGAGCCAGCTGATGCCAATGCGACAAAGGGCGAATCCCTTGCATTCGGCAACCAGGTATTGGTCGGAACAATCATGCTCGATGCATCTAACAACTGGAAACAGGAAAAGACATTTGCACTCGAAGCCGATGCCATCGCATACCTGAACACCAAGGCAGGAATCCCTGTAAGCGCATCCGGTGGATTGACCGCATTGTCGCTCACAGGCACAGGCGGAACGCTTGCACCTACATTCCTGGCAGGAAAGCTTGTCTATTCATTCAGTGGAGTATCTGCTACATCAGTCACAGTCACACCGACAGCTGCAAGCCATACCATCAAACTCTATGTCGATGGTGTGTACTCGCAGGATATCGTATCCGGTGCGGCATCAGCCTCCATCCCTGTCACAATTAATGTCATGAAAGTATTGACACTCGTTGCACAGGAGACAGGAAAGGCATCTCAGACAACCACGATCAACGTCCTTAAGACATCCTAGTAATACTAAAAATCATAATCGAACAAAGCCGGATGAAATATTCCGGCTTATTTTTTTAAGGAGAAGAGACTATGTTAGACGACAAGAAAAAATTGACAGTGAACGGAGTAGACTATCCGATTGAGTTTTCACTCAACGTGATGGCATTAGTACAGGAAAAATATGGCTCGCTAGACAATTGGAGCGAGATTATTGATAGTAAGGACAAGGAAAAGGAACCCTCGATAAAAGATATCATCTGGACATTTACGGCGATGATCAACGAGGGAATTGAAAGCGAAAACGAAACAAGCAATACACAGCGTGCATTACTGACAGAAAAGCAGGTCGGCAGACTTGTCACACAGTTCGGACTGAATCAGAGCATGACGGCAATCAAAGGAATTGTAACTGGAAGCACACAGGGTGATGAAAAAAACTTGACGACCACGCCGAATCAGACGGAGCAACAGTAATTGATTTTGCGTGGGTGTTGATGATGGGCATAAAGATGGGATTTACCGAAAGGCAAATCGGACACATGACAATGAAAAAATATTCAAAACTGCTAAAGGCATACAAGGACATATTCGACATTGAAATGACACTCACCACAAACAAAATAAAATACTCTGAGATTGGTGCATCGACATCAATCGATGAGGCTATTCCATTATAGGGGGTGAACCAATGGGCAGACAGACTATAGGCGCAGGAATCAAGCTTGACGGCGAGACAGAATTTAAAAAGGCTATAAGCGGAATCAATTCCGACATGCGTGTTCTTGGCTCCGAGATGAAAAAGGTTACATCTGAATTTATCGACAACAAAGACAGTCTAGAAGCGTTGACCGCCAAAGACAAGGTTTTAAATGACCAACTAGACAAGCAAAAAGAGAAAATCGACGCGGTTAAAAAGGCTCTTGAAAATTCAAAAACCCAGTACGGCGAGAACGATGAGAAGACAAAGCGCTGGCAGATAACTCTGAACGATGCAGAGTCTCAGTTGAACAAGTTAAACACTGAAATCAAACAGAACAAGACCGCAATGGATAATGTCGGCAAGGAAACCGCACAGACCACAGACAAGGTGGAGAAATTCACCAAGGAAACGAACCAGGCAGCTGACAAGACCGATAAATTCGGCGACAAACTGAAAAGTGCATCGTCGCATCTTGGCTCGGGGTTTGCTTCAAGTCTTAAAGTCGGCATGGTCGGAGTCGCGGCTCTTGGTACCGCACTGGTGGCAACCGCCGCAGGACTCGGAAAAGTAGTAACCGCATCACTTGAGAACGCGGATGCAGTCCAAAAGACCGCTGATATCTACGGAATGAGTGCAGAAAGAGTCCAGGAACTGACCTATGTCGGAACAAAACTAGATGTCGAACTGGAAACAATGACAAAGGCACAGACCAAGGTTACCAAATCGATGTATGAAGCATCGCAAGGCTCCAAGGGAGTATCGGATGCATTTAAGAGATTAGGCGTTTCTGTCGTTGATAGTAAAGGAAATCTCCGCGACAGCCAGGATGTAATGGCAGAAACAATCACAAAACTCGGCGCAATGAAAAACGAAACCGAGCGCGATGCACTTGCAATGAAAGTTTTCGGCAAGTCCGCAATGGAACTGAATCCATTGATTAAAGCAGGTGGTGCAGAGTTTGCAAAGTTGACCGAGGAAGCAAGAAAGACAGGCGCGGTTTTATCCAATGAAGCAATCAAGGGACTTGATGATTTTGGCGATTCTCTTGCAGGATTAAAGCAGAGTTTAAAGGGAATTGGTGGAACTTTCGCCGCCTCGCTGTTGCCGGCAATGGACGGAGCCTTGAAATTCTCGCAGGGATTGATACCGATATTACAAGAAAGTCTGAAGACTGGAGACTTCACCGCACTAGGCAAGGAACTAGGAAACGGACTGACAAAAGCGATGTCAAGCATTGCAATCGGCATTGAGAAATTAATGCCTGTTGTTATAAATCTATTGACATCATTGACGGAGGGAATTGTCAAGGCTATTCCTGTCATATTACCTGCATTGATTGACGGCGTTCTTGCATTGCTAGACGCGTTTATTTTGATTGTGAAGGATAATGGGCCTTTGCTCATCAAGGCGGGCATGGATGCCATCCTGTCGCTTGTAAACGGCATGCTCGAAATGCTCCCCGACATCGTAAAACTAGGGCTTGACATGATTGTGCAACTCGCACTAGGCATCGCGGATGCACTTCCAGAACTGATTCCGACCATTGTATCGACAGTTTTAACCATAGTTGACACGTTGATTGCAAATATCGACAAGCTGATTGATGCAGCCATAGCAATAATGATGGCACTTGCTGACGGAATAATCGCCGCACTGCCTTTACTACTCGACAAACTGCCCGAAATCATTGACAAACTGGTCATCGCACTGGTGGACAATCTGCCAAAGCTGATTGAAATGGGCATAAAATTCCAAATCGCACTGGCTAAAGCGCTTATAAAGGCGATTCCCGAGCTAGTCAAGGCGATTCCTGAAATAATAGGCTCGCTTGTAACCGGATTCGGAAACATGGCAGGAAACATGCTTGATGTCGGCAAAAACCTGGTATCGGGCATATGGGACGGAATTCTAAGGGCAAAGGACTGGCTCCTTGAAAAAATCAAGGGATTTGGTGGCGATGTCATGACAGGAATCAAGGACTTTTTCGGCATAAAATCACCATCATCGCTCATGCGCGACCAGGTCGGTAAAAATCTAGCACTTGGACTCGGCGAGGGCTTTTCCGCAGAGATGAAAGGCGTGTCGGATTCGATGAACAAGAAGATTCCGAAATCGTTTGAAATGGATATGATGGTTAATTCTAGGAACAATGCCATTAATTTGCAGTCGAATGCAATCGGAGCAAGTGGTGGCGGAATGAACTTAGACTCATTTGCTGAGATGATAAAAAACTCAGTCGGTGATTTAACCGTAATAGTGCAGGCAGGAACGCTTGAACTCGGACGTACCATAGTAGATGCAAATTCAAGACGTAATCTGAGGACTGGAGGCATAGCATGAAAATAGATGGAGTAACAATGCCGGTCATGAATTTAAAGGTAGGATGGGACGATATCGAGAACGAACAAATAACTGAGGCAGGCACATCGTTTGTTGAAGTGATCCGCGCGAGCAAGAGAGTTCTAAATTTCAGCAGCAGTGGAATGTCCTGCGCTCAGATGGCAACTCTCTTGACTGCTATTCTCCGAAAGGCGGAGGTTGCAATTACAGAATTTCACGACCCGGAACTGAACGCAAACGGAACCGGAACATTTCGACCACGCACACCGACGTCTGACCAAATAAGGCGCAGAGACGGAACAGTAATTGGCTATGAAAATATCCAGTTTATAGCAAAAGAGGTGTAAGAAATGAAAAAGCTATTAACTTATTTATTGATTGGAGTGATGATAATGCTTACCACATCGGCAGACTATAAGACAGCGATCAGCGCGGCGAGTCGCGAATCAAGAATAACAGGCACACTTACGCTTCCTGATAATACAATAATCAGCATAACAGATGCCGACATCGTTGCAGGCTCGTTATACATCGATGAAGCAATAGTTCCTGGTGATGATTTTGAAATTGGCTCGGCAAACGCAGCTGAGTGTGGCATAAAACTAAGACTGCCAAATGATAATGTCGATGGTGCGGAGCTTAAGCTTAATTATGGCATTAAAAACGAAACTCCCGCTATCGGCTCGACATTCCAAGGCGGCAAGGTCGCTTATATTTTGCAACCGAGCGATACTGGTTATGATGCTACAAAAATCAAGGGGCTTATAATAGATACAACCAATAGAGTTGGTGTTTGGTCTTCAAATAGTACAACATCTGTTACCACAAGTGATTTAGTTGGCACCGGTGCAGCAAACACAAATGCAGTAGATGTGTTAGATACATCCGGAGCGCATTATGCAGCTAACCTATACACAGATGGAACTTATGCTGATTGGTACATACCATCAAAAGGCGATTGGGACAAGGTAGTTGCTAACAAGGTAGCTATTGGTGGATTTGTTGATAAACTTTACTGGGCATCTTCACAATCAAGCGCAACACAAGCTTATGGTATTTGGTTTCTTTATGACTCTTGGGAAACATATAAAAAAACAGATAATAGATACGTTCGCTATATGAGAACATTCACAATCGAGCTATGGGAATCAATCCCGCTCGGTACTTACAATGTCTACGAATCTGAACGCATAGCCAATTATATTAATATAGTTGCTTATGACAATATTTTAAAGTACGACCAGGCTCCTCTTGCGGAAGAAACCTCGTATCTGCAATACCATACAAAATTATTTGCCAATGTGGGGTATTCGTGGAAATGTATATTGTTTGGCAATTATAGCAATGCCAGGCTTACGATAAGTTGCAACGTAACTGCACTGACGGATTATATCAATGACTTAAGAGGGGTTACGGTTAATCTGATAACCAACACAAGTGATAATCTTGAAATAAGTTTTGTCGAGGCAACAAAAGCAATTACAATAAAATTGGCAAATACTACTGCATCTAAAAATAATGGAGCGACAATCAACACGGCACTTGAGGCGCTTGGGGATGCATGGAGTGGAACAGGGACTCCAATGGAGAAACTAATAGGCAATATGTATGCGTACACATACGATTATTCGTACGACAATGTCATGACTGGAGCTGGAGATTGGGACGGTAATGTTACCGGATCAAGCGAAACGGAACCCAAGTCTTTTTCCGGTGGAATAGCAATAACCGAAGCCGAAATCCTTGCATTTGTTAATTCTCATGATGTCTTATATGACAGTAGCAAGCTAATACCATTAGATCC